AAACTATTATTAATATTTCATCTCGTGCAAGTCAACCAAACATCTCGAAGGGTTATCTGTATGCAGCTCAGAAAGCATCACTCAATCATCTATCAAACAACCTAGTGTACAACTCAGATAAGAAGTGTCGTATCACTACACTTAATCTAGGACTACTGAATCATCAAGACCTTCCATCTATTTCACATAACGAAGTTGCAGGTTGGATTTATAAACACTGCACCGGAAGTAAACATATTGACATTCCCGAAATGACATTCCAACATGCAGAGAATTATCAAAGTGTTCAATCAGATAAACAGACAATAAAAGATATGGAGAGATTCACTAAATAGTATTATGACAGAAGTAAAATACAACGATTTCGGATTTACAGCTATGGATGCAGATGAACTTGCATCTGTTGACACTAAGATTATTGAGAAGACTACTACTGCAACGGAAGTAATCAACAAACTCGATAACTTTATCAGACCACTACTTGAGAATCTTGCAAAGGATTCAGACAAGGACTATATCTACTGGCCCAACAGATTAGATATTCTCACTGCAAAAATTCAAGAATTAGACGACCTACAAAAAAACTTATAAAAAAGGGTTTACTCCAGACTTCACTTTTTGATATACTAGTATCTTAATTAAACGAACAAGGAGTTCTAATGAAAGTATTAAACGCAGGCAAAAACATGTCGTACTACGGTGATTCACCAGCAGTACAAAAAATCGTAGCGATTGGCAGGGAAATGATTACCCTCGCAGAAACAAATAAACTATTCCCAAAAAATGACTTACTATGGAACGCAGCTGTAACGGCAGGCAACAAGATGGTCACAGCCGGCACAACATGGACTAGATTCAAAGATGTTGGTTCACTTACACCAGATGAGAAGACTGCATTACTAGAATATTTAGACCAAAAGGGTTGACAGTAGGCCTCACTTTTTGAGATAATACTACCTCACTGAGAGAAGAAAGGAATAAAGAAATGTCTAAACAACTACCTGAGAACTGGACCGACAAAGAGTTTCTAGAAGATGCAACGTGGTTAACTCCACATGAACGCATCGAACAAGAAGAGTATGATGCACTTAAGATAGACAAAGATGCACCCATTGATATTGTTCTTTATCCTATGACTATGACATGGACGGTGCAGTAATGAAATACTATTATCGACTACTATGTTTACACACCAATCGTCCACTATGTTCTAAGATATTCCATTCTAAAATGGAAGCTCATATGTATGCTGAGAAGATTAACTTACAGGTTGCATTGAACCGTTCTATGATGGAAACAGATGAAGCCTATGTTGCACGGTTTTAATTGATGGTTAGGGGTTGACGGTGGGTGTCACTTTTTGTTATACTATGTATATAATGAAAAAACACGGAGACATTATGAAAACAATAAAAAACCTCGGGCTACTAGATGCTGACTTCTTACAAGGAATGTCGCTCTTCTTATTCGCAATTATCGTTGGAGGTATTTCGTAATGACAGCAGAAACTAAAGCAATAGAACTAGTAGAACTAGTAGAGACTTTATGCAAAGACATAACTCACGCAAATCACATGCAATGGAAACATACTCGTGATTCATTATCGCACGATTATTCAATCGGCAAAAAATACATTAAAATATTTTCAGTAGAAGACAACCAGTCTCGTTCAGTGTGGGGCTTCATTAATGTTGCCAATGACAAGTTCAAAGTTGGTGATGTTCTAATGTCCGCAGGATGGAAGACACCTGCTCTAAACAAGGCAAGAGGTAATCTTTACGAAGGTTACGATATTATACCAGGTAGTCTAAGACTACACGGTCCAGATTATTTAAGATAGGAGATAAATTATGATAATAAAAGACTATGAAGTACTTTCACCGGATATGGTTTCGGCAGGTACATCCTTAAAGGGATATAAAACGACAACCTATGATAGGTTGTGTCAAGTGTTGGGACCGCCAACATTCACTAATGCTGACCCATATGAGAAAGTCTCATGTGAGTGGTGCATTGATGCTAAGTGGTACGATGCTCAGAACATCGATGAAATAGATTACGATGACTGGAACTATGAGACTGTTACCATCTATGCTTGGAAGTTTGGGTATATTCCTACTGAAGAGTGCGAATGGAATATCGGTGGCAAGTCTTACTATGCAGTAGATGTGCTTAACATGATTCTTGATAACTTCAATAGAAATGGTGAGAATCACAACGGAGAAAGATATGCAGCTTAGTTACGAGAGTGCGACACTGATTGCACAACAAACAGGTGGCAAGTTGACTGCTGATGATGTCATGAATCTTTGTGAGTATGGTACAACCAATGCTCAAGATATGAGTCCAGAGTCGACTATGTTCCATTTAAACACTACAACATGTATGTGTGGTAGGGTAGATTGTCCAGACGAATACGAACACACAACGAGTGGGTGTTAGTATGAAGATGAGATATATAAGTTTTACACTAGGTGCCTTTTTAGGATTTCTATGTGGTGCTATGAGTATGCAAGTTATGGCCTCAGACGAGAACGGTGATGTATTTTGTCTTGCACAAAACATTTACTTCGAGGCAGGTAATCAACCACTCGCTGGTAAAGTTGCAGTAGCAAATGTTGTATTGAATAGAACACAACACTACTCATATCCAGTAGATATTTGTGGCGTAGTTTATGATGCAAAGTTAAGAGAGAATTGGCAGGGCAAAATAGTCCCTAGAAGAAATCAATGTCAGTTCAGTTGGTATTGCGATGGCAAGTCAGATGTACCTTTAGATACAAAGACATTCGATGAGTGTCTATTGATTGCCAGAGATGTCGTAGATGGTTACTATCCTGACATTACAGAAGGTGCGACTCACTATCATAATGTGTATGTCAATCCGTATTGGGCAGGCACACTAAACGAAACAGTAGTTATTAATGAACACATATTTTACAAGTAGGAGATAAAGATGGAGATGTTAGATTCATGGGGAAAGTATAGAGACTTTTTACAAGACACCAAATATATAAACGATGGTGTACAACATGTCTATAAGTTCGAGAACGGTTATGGCGCCAGTGTAGTCAAACATGATTACAGTTACGGTGGCAAATCTGGACTATGGGAGATTGCGGTACTTGACAGTGATGACGAGCTGTGTTACCATACTCCTATCACACAAGATGTTATAGGTTATCTTGCATGGAAAAAAGTTGAACTGTACCTAGAAGAGATTAAACAATTATGAATTTATTTTACTTAGACAAAGAACCAGATATATCTGCTACACTACATTGCGACAAACATGTAGTCAAGATGATTATCGAGTATGCTCAGATGTTATCTACTGCTCATCGCATGTTAGATGGCGAGTCGTATTATGGTTTGTCTAAGAACGGCCGTAGACTACAGAGATGGCGTATGCTTGATGACAGAGAAGATATCTTATACAAGGCATCTCATATCAATCATCCGTCTACTGTATGGGTTCGTGAAAATGCAATACAGTATCAATATGCATATGACATGTTCACCAATCTATGTGACGAGTATACTTACCGTTACGGCAGAACACATATGACAGATACTAAACTCAGACAGTTACTAGATAACATACCAGATAACTGCAATCTAGGTGCGTGGCGAGAACCACCACAGTGTATGCCAGATGATGTCAAATCAGAAAGCGCCATCGATGCGTATCATAAATACTACAGAGAATACAAAAAAGATTTTGCGAAGTGGACTAAAAGAGATGTCCCACAATTTATGTTATGAGATTATTAGTAGAGAATTATGGAGAAGTTAGAATCTTCTCAGAAAGACCTTATGGTTACAAACGATATTATGTACAATGGAAAGACGGAACAGAACAACTGTTTAGTGGCCTTTGGTACAGTGAAAAGAAAGTCAAACAAATTGTAGAGGACCAGTTAAATGCCTAGTTACGATTTCGAAAACTCAGAGACAGGATGTATCGAAGAACGATTCATGTCCTATAAAGTACTCGACCAATTCAAGATAGACAACCCACACTTAAAACAAGTCATATTAACTGCACCCCCAACCACAGGTGGAACAGGGGATAGAGTTAAGATTGATGGTGGGTTTAAAGAAGTCTTATCAAATGTAGGTAAGGCATATCCAGGAAGTGATGTTGACAGAAAATATAATGGTATGAGTGTCAAAGAATCTCAGACTAGAGAAGTCGTTAGTAAACACATCAAACTCCAAAACAATAGGAAGTAAATTATGAACACAGCACCGATATGCGAACTGCATGAATTAGAGAGTATAGAACTTAGTACCATGTACGAGAATGGTAAAAGATACTATACAGATGGCGAAGGTACTATAAAGTATCCATCAGTCACCACAGTCACAGGCATTCTCAATAGAGAACATATTAAGTTGTGGCGAGAACGAGTTGGCGCTGAAGAGGCGAACAAGATTACCAAGGCCGCAACTAACAGAGGTACTAAATTTCATCAACATGTAGAAGACTATCTAAGACAAGATAAGAAAGAGATAATCTTTGAAAACATTCTACAAGAAGGAATGTTCAAGGCAGTTCAACCAGTATTAGATGAAATTATACCTATCGCCTTAGAGGCACCTCTCTACTCCAATGAATTGAGAATGGCAGGTAGAGTCGATTGCGTAGGGCGATGGGAGAAAGAGTTAGCTATCATAGACTTCAAATCATCATCAAAGATTAAAAAAGAATACATGGCGAAACCATGGTACATACAAATGACTGCATATGCAATCATGGTAGAAGAGATGACAGGACACGCTGTTGACAACATCGTTGCAATAGTTGGTGTAGAGGGTATGAATACCTTCCAGATATTCGAGGCACAACCTCAAGACTATGTGGATGAACTATTTCAACTAAGAGAACAATACAAGAATCTATACGGCGTATGATTAACATCCACAATAATGATACTCACATGATGAGTATCGTTCACGACTTCATGACAGAACATGAATGCGAACACATCCTACAACATTCACTTGCCTCTTTAGAGTTATCAGATGTTGCGAGCAAAGACGGCAAGGGCATGAAACATGCAGGTCGAACAGGTTCAAATACCTGGTTGCCACATCACACCAACGATGTTATACTTGGTGTTGCAAATAGAATTTCAGATACAGTTCGTATACCCTTAGAGAATGCAGAACCATTTCAGGTTGTACATTACAAAGAAGGACAAGAATACAAATATCATTGGGACTCATTTGATGAATCAGACGAAGAACACAATGATTTATATGTGGGCCAAAGTGGTCAGAGAATAATAACTGTATTAGGTTATTTACGAGATGTACCGAAAGGTGGTGAAACAGGATTCAATAGATTAGGAATCAATGTTCAACCAAAAAGAGGCACAATCGTTATATGGTATAATGTTGAACCAGATACCAATAAACGAGAAATATTATCGCAACATGCAGGTCTACCTGTATTAGAAGGCGAGAAGTATGCATTTAATTTATGGTTCAGAGAAAATAGATTTGGAGAAATCAAATGAGTGATATAATTTTAACCGTCATAGAAGACCATACAGTTTATGTTAAAAGAGAAAAACATATCGATGGCGGATACTTGACAGAGTGTGGAATAACAGAAGAAGAAGTTTTAGAGTACATTGAGTCAGATGGCTTAGATGAAGACGAAGAACTACTTCAAGGTGAATACGATGGCCAACTTAAGAGTGAGGCTATCTTTGAAATAATAACTGAGGCAGAGACCATGGACAAGTATGAAGATTACTACTCCGAGAGAAAGGGTAATGTCGAGTATCATTTCGAAATGGGTGGCTTAAATGATAAGTAGAAAAGAGTTTACGGAACAAGTAGAAAGATTACTTGTAGGTAATAAGACGGACATAATGAGTGCAATACTTAGAGTGTGCGAGAATAATAATGTAGAACCCGAAGGTGCGAAACGATTACTTTCTATTCCGTTAAAGGAGAAGTTGACTGCTGAGGCAGAGAAACTAAAACTGATTAACAGAGAGAAGGCAAGTCGTGGTTCACTTGAAAGTTTTATATCAACATAAAGGAAAATATGAATATAATGAAACATTTCATTGATACAATGAAAACGGTGTTGGTCGAAAGAGCAACAGATTTTGACGGCAGAAGTGACAGACCAGAGTACTGGTATTTCACACTATACGCATGTATAGTAGTAGGACTACTGGCGTTAGCAGATAACTTTGTACTAGGATTTACATTCTTTAGTATGTTAGAACCATTTAGTGGAAACAACGACAGTGGAGTGTTAGTAGCATTATTTACACTTGCGACTGTAGTTCAAAGTATATCAGTAACAGCAAGAAGACTACACGACAGAGGTCGTAGTGGTTGGTGGCAGTTAATGTTAATAGTACCAGGATTAAACTTTATAGTTTTCTATTGGTTAGTAAGAGATGCAAAGGACACACCTGAAGCATTAACATATGAGAACCCATTTGGGTTCCGTTATTAAGGAGAAAAATATGAAAGTAGGAAATTTAGTAAGTGTAGTTACCACGAGTGGTGAGTACATTGGTAAATACGCTGAGTCAGAAACAGGACTCAGATTAGAGAACCCACGCATGATAGTGCAAGCGCCTAACGGTGGCATGGGCTTTGCGAAAGGGGTTGCAGTAACAGGTAAAGTGGATCCTGAATACATGCAGATTGATAGTTATGTTTTTGTTTGTGATACAAACGATGATGTAAAAGAAGCTTATATGACCGCATTTTCGGGTATACAAGTACCTAAGAAGAAAAAGATTATAATGAGTAAGTAATGTCGAGTCGTGAAGGATTTGATAGTTATCAGTTATACTTAGGAATTAAATTACATTTTAATTCGGCATCGTATGACTTCATCAAATACAATGGTAAGGTCAAGGCAGACTTACCATCCTTCATGAAACGAAAAGACAAGTATCACTTTGCCAAACTGGCAAGAACATATAAGAGTGAACTACTTGATTTCTATGTTGCCAACCTATCGTTGAAAGATGCATGGGTTGGTGATTTACTAGAAAATGAATCTAAGAAACTCTACTTAGATTGGAAGAAAAGACAACAGAGATTATCTTATCAGTTTGAACAAGACATGATGTATCTACTAAAGAAGAAAACGATACAAGAGGTATTGACTGTAACAAACGGACAACACCCCTATCTACTCAAACAGTTCCTTGGTAAGAACATATCACTAGAGACAATGTGTATACTAGATGATGTAACTGAATTCAGTAAGAAATGGAATAATCTAATATCAGAAACACTGATATATCCAGATACAATAAACAAGATTGACAAGTATAAGTCATTCATGAATTATAACATTAACACCTATAAACAAAAACTCATAAAAATATGCAAGACAACTTAGATATGTTATACTTAGTAGGCAATGGTCCGTCAAGAAAGAATATAGACCTCAAGACTTTTTCAGAGTGGTGGGGAATGAATATGATATACAGAACCCATACTCCAGATATGACATTCATACATGATGTCTCACCT